TGTTAGCGGTAATTGATACGCAGGGCCAGTGTTGACTTGATATGCCGCAACAACTGAAGCTCCACCACCGGGGGAAGCAGCTATAGCTGTAGCATTAGGCGTAACAGAAATAGTGATGGTGTAGGTGTTAGCGTCAACACGAGTAATTTGAAACTCTTGATTAAGCACCGACGCGGTAACGTTTGTACCAACTCCACCAATATCCACAGCGCCACTAAATGTAACAAAATCGCCTGTTATGGCTCCGTGTGCTGTGTCAGTAACTGTTACCGTAGTAGATGCAGTAAGTGCAAACGGATTGTTATTAATGGTTGAAGTTGCGCGAATTGGCGTGATGTCGTTGTAGTACCCCCCACGCTCCACATAATATTTGAGGTTGGTCCCAACCCCCATAAGGTTTTCAAACCCTAGCGTGACCCAGTTCCATAAAGAACGACATACGCCTTGGAAAGTATAGGGGGATATACGTGACCATCCGCCAATCTTTTCAGGGGTGCCTTGGCGAAACCGCACTTTGTCAGATACATACCAACCGTTCTCGTTGGTATACCGAGTGTTTTCTTTATTAACCCCCGGCTTTAATAATATCTTTTTGAGTGGCATCGCTCACCTCATCAATGCAGCTTCAGCCGCACGTCGGCGTGTAAGGCCGGGGAGGACTCTACCGGCAGCTTTATTCCACAATAAGCACTGATCGGCTGCACCATCCCAGTCCCCCGCATCAATACGTTTCTTGAACGTGGAAACCCGATAGTTTCCTAAGCCACAATTGTAAGCCCAGCTTGTCACGGCGGCAATGCGTCTTGGTAAAGCAGTTTGAAGTTTGGGAGACATCTTAAAAAGCCCCCTGACAAAGTATTCAACGTGGTGGTCCAGCGCATCCTCGCACTGCTGCATTGTCCAGACGGTTCCTGGGTTGATGTCCGGCCCTGTGGCTCCCCAACCGATTGTCCAAGGGTGCCCACGGGTTCCGGGGTCGGGATAAGCCGTTACACGTCCGTCAGGCAAACGCTTTGCCAAGCCTTCAAAAGGCTTGATCAGTACATCCTTGCAAAGCTTCTTAGCCTCATTCACGATTTCTGATATTTCTCTACGCTGCGCCCAACGAACCAAAACGTGATACACATTGTAAATACACCAAAATCATCCTCATCCCAGCACTTGCTCACGACCTCGGTCCAATCTGCACCCGTTTTAAACGCGATAACAAGCGCAGCCGCCTTGACTGCCGCATACATAAAGAACAAAGCCCAAGTAATCCCCGGACGAACCAACGCCGAGATAGCAGCCACAAACCAACCCGCTGCCTTAGCCGTTTCAGCTTGCTCTTGAAACGCAGCTTTGATGGTATCCATCTGCTGGATAGAGTAGTCAACATACTTCTCCTCCATCTTGAACTCGCCCCGCATCTTCTCCAGATCGGTCTGTAGTTGGAACATGCTGAGTTCATGCTGGCGTTCGTTCTTTTTGTCCAAGAACTTCAGGACTTCAGGAGCAAGCCGAAAGATGCCACCAAAGATGGAGCCTAAAAGACCGCCGCTAAGTAGCTCAAACATAATTACCCCTTAGCAGTTACGATGTCGGCACCCTTCTTGACTGTTACCTTGCTGCCTTCAACATCAACCTGCATAGGTGGCTCGGCACGATCAAGCTTGTCCAACCGAGTGATGAGATCCTTGATGACTTCAAACTCAGGCTTCTCCTGCTTGGGCGCAGTACCTGCAATCCCATTCAGCATTTGAATAAGTGCAGTAAGTGAAGCACCAAGAAGACCCATAACAGCAGCAATTTTTTCGCCTTCAAGGAAAAGAGATGCACCGACACCCACGATCACGATCAGGAAGATATAAAGCAGCCCATCTTCGCCAATGGCTTTGCCTGCTACTTCTTTGGCCGAGTCTTGTGCTTTAAGCTCTTCAAGCCGAATCTTAGCCTGCGCTTTGAGTACGGCTAGCTCGTGGGTTTTGTCGTCCATCTACTCTTCCGCTTTTACTTCAGGGGCTACTTGAAGTTGTGGCGCTACTTGCTCTTGAATGGCTTGTACGATCTGAAACACTTCACCATAAGGCCGTGTGCCTAGATACCCGATGATGTTGTTCATCAGGGAAAGTTTTACGGTTACGTCCTGGTCGTTCATGGTTTTCCTTTAGGCTTGATAAGCTTTACCCGCAGCAATAGCTGCGTTTGTTGCCGTGAGATCACGATCATCGAACCATCCCTTTGCAATCATAAGCTCAAGATGCTCCACGTTGCGCTTGATGCAGTCTTGACGCTCTTGCGCTGGTTCGTTTTGCATCCGAGTACCGGCAACAATAGCGTTGATGAGATCCACCGAGTCACCCATTGCTGAGAAATGGCGGTCAAGTTCTGCTTGGCTGGGTACTTCTTGAATAACTTCAGACATGATTAAGCTCCGATTTGATTTTGCTGCGCTGCTTCATAGGCTGCTACAACCTCTGGTGTCCACGCTGCTTGAGCAATCGCTACCACCTTCTCTGGCTGGCCTGTGAGGTCTTGCCCCGGCGTTAGGGATGAGCGGTGGTAGGTCTTAGTAAGTTCAACACCATCTTCAATGATCCTGGTGGCTTCTCGGTAAAGAACAATGCCGTTCTCAACAACAGTAATTTGGTCTACTACAGTTTGTTTGGTAATCATTTAAGTTCCTTTCGTTGGTCCGATCACACTAGTCCGGTGTGCTTAAACGTAGTATGTTAATGATGCACTTATACCCTGTGACGATGCTATTGCGGTGCTAAAATAAAATGTTGTAGAGGAACTAGACGGACCTTGTACAAAACCCCCAGCAGTTGTAGTTCCGTTAACAGCAACCCCAGGAGGACCGCCTGACGCGGCAGAACCATCATAGCCGCTGGCAAAAGGCAGTCCGCTTACATTTGTACTGTTTGCTATTGTTGCGTAGGTGGCAACACCGCCTGCTGTTGTTGAAAAAAACCAAACAGTAACTTGACTTCCAATTTTTCTATATCTACCAGAGTAAGCAGGGCTTCCAGTAGTAGTCATATTACTAACACTCGGTGTCCAAGTCCCCTCCTCATAATCATCCAGCGTATTAGCGTCTGAGGATGCAGATTGCGTGGCGGGGAAGGTGATGCCAACACCTGTAGCGGATGTAGAGCCACCTTGCAAAATTAGGGTGCCGGAGCTATTGGCCGTCAACACATCAGCACTTGTAGCCCCGGAGTTGCCTACAGCAAGACGCACCGTACCATCCGGGGAGGATGGTTGATACAAGGTGAAATTATTAGTCGCTGTGCCGGATTGCCCGACTTGGACGTTGTTTGCTTTTACTGTAGACACAGTAGGCTCCTTATGTTGCTTGTGCTGCTTGGTAGGCTGCGATTACTTCAGGTGTCCATGCTGCTTGAGCGATTGATACAACTTTGCTGGGCTGACCCGATAAATCCTGCCCCGGTGTTAAGGATGAACGATGGTATGTTTGTGTCAGTAGGTTGCCATCTTCCATAATGCGAGTGGCTTCACGGTAAAGAACAATGCCGTTCTCAACGACAGTGATTTGGTCTACTACGGTTTCTTTGGTAATCATTTAAGTTCCTTTGTTGGTCCGTCTGCATCAGTCCAATGCAGATAATTAAACTTTATAAGTTACGCTAAATTGAATTCGTGCAGAATTTCCTAAAACAGCTTGATTGATGTTATTAGTTCCTGATAATGATGTTTGTGTATGAAAGACTAGATTAGTTGTTCCAGGTTCTACTGCGGTAGTCATTGAATACACAGATTGCGCCAAATTAGCAAAATAACCGGTACTTCCTGGCTGTACATAAGACCCGTTGCTAGTAAAAGGTAGTCCATATACTCGTGTTGTGGAACCAGTACCAATTAAATTTATTGTTATTTCACCCCACACAACTACAGTATTACCTATTTTTGTGTATGAAGCAGTTTGTGTTGTGTATGTTGCAGTTCCACCAACATTTGGTGTCCAAGTCCCTTCCTCATAATCATCCAGCGTATTAGCGTCTGAGGATGCAGATTGCGTGGCGGGGAAGGTGATGCCGTTGGATACTTGTATAACCCCTCCAGAAGCATTGTTGGTGGTTGTACCAACTAGCAAGTTACCACCGGAGGTGATACGCATCCGCTCGGAGCCACCCGTTGATAAAGCAACCGTATCAGCAGCAGGATAAAACAGGCCCGTGTTTGCGTCAGTGCCTTGGAACGCTGGTGTTGATGCTGAACCGTCAGGACCAGCTATGCCGGTCGTACCATTGATAGTTACGGGCATGATTAGTTTCCTTTGAGGGTTGCGATTTCAGCCTCGGCTGCTTGGAGGCGAGTGTTGAGTTCTTTGATGGCGTTGACCATGTGCCAAAACACATTGTCGGAGTCTACCGATAACACACCGGTGGATTCTTCCTTGACGCAATCAGGGCAGACTTCTTGAAGTTCCTGAGCAATAACGCCGAGTTGGATACCGGTCTTTTGAATTGCGTCTTGCGGCTTGAGTTCAGCATCAACTTCTTCCGGCAAACGGTACTCAAAGTTGCGAACACGAATCTGGCTAATCTTGTCTAAGCCTTCGTTGTTATCAACGATGTTCTTCTTCAGACGCCGGTCAGAAGTCGTAGACCAAGACGATGAGTTGTTACCTTGGTAGACACCACCACCGCCTGGGCTAATAAACCCGGTGGTTGATCCTTTTCCGGTAAGAGCGCTACCGCCCGCTGAACCGATTACAAGTTCATTTGAGTTGGTTGCTGCACTACCCCTAGTGTTATAACCTAAGAAAACATTATCATCGCCTGTTGTTGTAAGTAATCCCGCGCTTGCACCAATACAAATGTTTCTTGCGCCGGTTGTAATTGCAACGCCTGAATTATTCCCTACGCCTGTGTTTTCAGCGCCAGTAGCCGCGTATATTGATTTATAACCAACGGCGGTGCTGTTATTAGATGTAGTGTTGCTATATCCCGCCTGATAACCAACAGCAGTGTTGTTGGAGGCGGTGGTGTTGGTTAAGAGAGCTTGGAAACCAATAGCAACATTATAATTTGCGGTTGTGCTATCCCTCAAAGCGTCTTTACCAACAACCGTGTTTTGCGCTCCAGTCGTTAAAGTAACCGAAGAGTTAGCCCCAACTGATACGTTGTCAGTTCCACTAGTATTTGCACCAAGTGCGTCACGTCCTACAGCCGTATTTCTTATGCCAGTCGTATTCGCATCTAACGCCTGATAACCAACAGCGGTGTTGTCTGAGCCAGTGCTATTGCTATAGAGGGCTGATGCCCCCACCGCAGTGTTGCTAACCCCCGTCGTACTCGGCGCAGCGTTATATCCAAGCGCAGTCAGATAAGGCGAAGCACCACCCGTTGTCATCGACCCATACACCGGACCCAGTGTGGTAGGCGTGGCGGCAGAAGCTGTCGTTATGATGGTCCCTGCCGCAGCAGGTAAGGTCACGGTGTAAGTGCTATTCGTATTCGGTGCGGCTATAGTGACAATACCTGTCCCAGACGCATCACCCGATAATTTCAGTTGTGACATGTTATTTCCTTAGACAATAGTCCATGTTGATCCAGACGGCACCGTGACCGTGATGCCAGAACCTACCGTAGTAGGGCCGGGAGACATAGCGTTGTAATTATTGGGGATCGTGTAATTCGTCGCTACCGTCGCAGCCCCAACAAATAAACTATTGATCGCTACCATCGCTTGAGCCTGCAACTCGCCGGTGCTTGGCTTGTATAGTAAGTTGGCATTGCCGGTATAAATCGTAGCCGCCGTACCTGACGTAGCTGCTAAAAAGGCGGGATATACGTTGGAAGACGTTGACGTGTCATTACTAATCGTTACCGCTGCGGTTGAAAAGGACAACGTGCCTGAACCATTAGTAACAAGTGCCTGACCGTTCGTGCCGTCAGCCGAGGGGAGTGTCCAAGTGACGTTAGAGGCAACCGTGCCGGGGGATTTAAACGCAACGTAATTAGAAGAGTCTGTGTCGGCTAAACGTAAAGCACCTGCTGCACCAATCTGAACATTCGTGCCATCCCACGTTAAGTTAGCGGACCCACCAAAAACGCCTGCGTTATTGAACTGAATCTGCGTGGTAGAACCACCCGCTGCACCGCCAACTTTCACATAATCTGTACCATTAAAAGCTACTAGTGCTTTTTCACCGGGAACCACGGTTACACCGGTTTGCCCAGACGCTTTAATTATTAAATTATAAGTAGCGTCAGCATTAATAATGACGTAACGCCGATTAGAACTTGGGGCCGTAATGGTTGAGTTTGTTGCTAGGCTTGAAACTTTAATCGCACCATACTGTGCAGAGCTTGCAGCAATATTGGTTGCCGAAGAGTCACCTGTGGAATTTGATAACGATAACGCACCAGCCGTAAAGTCTGAACTTGTTAACGAAGTCATTCCCGCAACAGCAATGTCAATATATTGCGTCAGACCGTTGTTGGTCGTATCGCCCCAAGTACCAGATTCCGTACCCGTGACCGGGAGGGGAAGATTTAAGAGGGTAGTGCGATTAACAGTCATAGCATCACCTTAAGTCGTAATGGGTGTCCAGTTAGCTGTTTGAGAGTCATTGATCTGCGTCCAACCAGCACTTTGTGAATCATTAATATTTTGCCAATTAGCGGTCTGTGAGTCATCAATGAGTTCCCACAAAAGCCCACCTAGGATTGCATCAAGCGCAGTAGCCGCTTCAGACACCGCTACATTATAATTACCATTTACCTCGGTAGTATCAGCTATCGAAGCAGTTTCCGCAACAACACCGCTCAAGTCTACAGTAACCGATACGGCATCTGCACCGAGAGAAGTTTCGTCAACCGAGGCAAAAAGCGTAATCCCACTCAGAATGCTATCTATGCCTGCGGCTGACTCTTGAATATCACTTGAAACAACGTTATTAGCAACAATAGCGTCAACAGCAGAAGCTGTTTCACTTATATCAAAAGGTATAGCCCCGCCCCAAACGCCACTGCCCCAAGGACCAGACCCCCAAGCCGCACCACTTAAAAATTCCGTATCGGTTGTGTCTTGCGCCGTTGATGTTTCTGATATGACATTATCAAAAGAAACACTTACCGAAATAGCATCAACGCCAAGAGCTGCCTCATCGACACTTGCCACAAGCGTATAAGTCGCCGTGATCTGATCTGCGCCTGTTGCCGCCTCAATAACCTGTGCAAGGAATGTCCCTGCTGATTCAACTGCATCTGCGCCGCTAGCCGATTCTGAGATCGTGCTTTGGTAGGCTAAGGATGCGTCAATAGAATCTGTTCCCGTCGCTGTTTCTGCAACATTCGGGTTGACTGTAAGACTTGCGTCAGTTGTATCTGCTCCCGCCGCTGTTTCTGCAATGTCCGTGCTTAAGGTTATGTTTGCAGAGGGTGCGTCAGTACCTGTGGCCGTTTCTTGAGTTTCGGCGTTTAATGTGGCATTTGACGTTATTTGATCCGCACCCGATGCCGTTTCCGCAGCAACAAGATTAAAAATATATTCAGACGTTACAGTCTCAGACGCCGTTGCTGTTTCTTCTGTGGTGGCGTTAAGTGTGGCAAGTGAGCTTATTACATCTGTACCCGTAGCCGTTTCAGCTACTACTGCTAGCGCAGTGAGGGTTGTATCTAGTAAATCGGTGCCGGTCGCTGTTTCATTGACCTGTCCGTCAAAACTAGGTGTTACTGCGCCTGCGGTACTCGCATACGGGGTTTGTGCATAGGCGCTGAAACCGAACACATTTTTACCTTATAGCTGTGCAGTCGTGAGGTTGAAAAATTGATCTGACGTAAACGATTGTAGTGGTTGCTCTGCCTGTGTGTCAGTCGCTAACTCTACCCAACCTTCGTTCAAGAAATACGCCCACTGATAGCCCTCACGATTAGTCCAGTGCATACGACACCCAATTAGTCATTGACTCATCCCATTGATACAGATTGCCGTCGGTAGGGTATGGCACTGGAGGCTCCCATAAACATGTTTGTTCGTTTAGGATCCAGCTAGGAAAAGGTTTTGGGGGAATAAAAGCATCACGCTGTGGATCGTATGTGTAGCCGATGCCTGCGTAGTTTTTTCTGAACGTGCCGTTGTAGCTCGTCTGCTTCCAAGCTAAATACCCGTTTGACCAGTTAATCAGAAAATCAACGCCTCGCTGCTCTTGCTCTACGCCGTTCTCATCAAGCAGCTCGTTGTTATGCACAACGTGCACTTCAAGCACGACATTGTTTTGATCTAGTTTTGCAAAGTGAGCCATCTGCACCCCTAGAATGTGATGGAGCCGTTGCCGGTCCATTGATAAATCCGATACCCGCCAGAGACCGTAATCGTTGGTGAGCCTGTGGTTGAGGTTGCTGCGGCATAGCTGTCTGCGTAACGGATGATGACTACACCGGAGCCGCCTGCGCCGCCGCTATACGACGGCGTTCCACCACTTCCTACTGCCCCCCCTCCACCTCCACCACCAGTGTTTGGCGATCCACCTGTTCCATCGCCTGATTTACTGCCAGCACCACCCCCGCCAGCACCACCAGAACCTGCCGCTGTCTTAGTGCTAATAATCCCACCGCCACCGCCGCCGGCATAAGTTACCGATGAACCCGTTATAGAAGATGCTGAACCAGCGCCGCCATTACCAGCCGTCCCTCCGCTGCCATTACTTCCAACGGCACTTGCACCACCGCCACCGCCAGCTCCGTTATCAGATGAAGCAGCATCACCCCCGTTATTTCCTTGAGATGGGCTAGTGCTTGGTGTATTCCCAGACCCAGGAGATCCTGGAGCCGATCCGCTGGAACCTTCACCGCCCCCCGATCCACCATTGTTTCCTGTTTCCGATGCAGCAGATCCTGTGGCACCAGCACCACCTCCACCGCCACCAGTTGCTGTAATCGTAGAAAAAACAGAGTCGGTTCCATTCCCGCCTTTAGCACCAAAACCAGCGCCAGAGGCAGCGCCAGCAGCACCTACTGTTACCGTAATTGCTACCCCAGCAGAAACAGCAAACCCACTTGCCGTTCTATATCCACCAGCACCACCGCCACCACCAGCCCTTCCACCGCCCCCGCCACCGCCAGCAACAACCAAGTATTCAACGGAGGGAGGCGGGCCAGCCGTACCCGAAATTGCAGCCATCATCGCCGTAAGTGCACCAGCCATATCAGGTCACTCCTGGCCCAGTTACCCACCAAGTGTCGGTCGCAACCTTAAGCAGCGAGGCCATGCCCTTTGTTGCCACGGTGCGATTGCCCGTGGTTCCGTTAGCGAGCTGGAACGTCACGCCTGCGCCAGAGATTGTCAGGTTGCCGCTGTTGTTGTTGACAACTAGGATTGTGGTTCCCGTTGGGAAAGCCACAGATGAATTAGTCGGTACTGTCAGTGTTGCAGTCGAACCACCAGTGAAATAAACGTGATCGCCTGCATCACCTAAAACAAGCGTGTAAGTCGATCCTGATTGGCTATTCTGCGGTGCGTTGATGTAACCCACCGAGCTAATCGCCATCGTGCTGTTTTTCAGCAGCTTGCCCGTCGTCCCGTCGTAAACCGCAAGGACGCTATCTGTTGAGCTAGCAGGGCCAACCACATCACCAGCACCCGCCAAAGCCATAAGGCTCCAGTAAGTTGTGTTCGTGGGTAGATTGCCCGTCGATGCCAGAATACAAATGTAGCTTGAGTTATTATAGCTGACTACATCATTAGCAACGTACGCTGTTGCGCCGTTGTAAGCCCCGCGCCAGATAAATGATGTGCCGTTTGTACCGTTTGTACCGTTGGTTCCTGCAAGAGCTAAAAGTGACCAATAGGTTGTGTTGGTAGGCAGATTGCCGGTCGAGTTAAGTATGCAGATATAAGATGAATTGTTGTACGAAACAACGTCGTTTACTACATATGCAGTGCCAGCACTGTAAGCGCCCTGCCATTTTGCACTTGCAGCATAAGTAAGACTGTTCCAAGCCGTGGAGCCATTACCAATCTTAAATCGCCCTGTGTCCGTTTCAGCACCGATTTCCCCCACCATCAAAGTAGGGTTAGCAGATGTCCACTGAGCAGCAGTGCCATTACGGGTTTGAATTTGAACGGCCATTAGGGTGCTCCTCCGTTGATAGCCTGTGCGCCGCCATAATTAGTTGAGGGTATGCCGCCATCCAGATTAGGCGAATTAGCCAACGTTGCTTCCGCAGGAAGTGTTACGAATACGTTTTGGGTTCCAGAGCTAAAATTTATTCTGCTTGTGTTTCCGGCAGAATTTGACAGGACTGTATCCCTTGACAGCGTTGTACCAGAAGATGTGTAAGTTCCAATTCCAACTTCCCAGTTAGAACCAGACTGATCAGCTATCGTGTAATAAGTGCTATTACCATTACCAATGACTGCAAAGTCTTGGAACCCAGTTACCGCCGCGCCTAGGGTTATAGTTGTAGCCGACCCCGGCGCAGATACAGTAACTTGTACACGATCAGCAACTACAAAAGCCATTATGCAGACAAGCTGAACTGATACGTTACTTGAAGAACGTCACCACTAACAACCGAACGATCCCCACCTGTGAAGTCAGAAGCAGAAAACAACGTACCCGTTGTGCCACCTTTGGTGTTATCGCTTGTCAAGAACGCACCACCAATCGTAATTTGAGAAACAGAGTTGATGTTAAACGATGCTTTACTTGCTGTATTAGTAACAACCGAAGGATTAGCCGTTGTCGCCGCCGCAAATGTTGCAGCAGGGCGCGTTGCATTACTGTACGATGTGTCCTCAGTCCATCCGGCGTGAGAAGACATGGTATCGGAAGCTGCCGGCGTATTAGATGCTCCAGCTCCGTAAAGGCCGATATACCAAGATGTGATTCTTGCGGTAGCGCCGTCAAGTGCCGTACCTGCCATGTACTGTAGGCCAACGTTGACCACGAGGTTTTTAGATTCAGCCGTCCACTTAAGGTTGCCGTCTTTGTCGTAGCACTCAAAGAAATACTTGCCCATCGCACGGGCTGCTTCTCCAGAACCTGGGCGAGCAATTAATCCGCTAGATACAGCATCATTTGTCTTTGCGTGTTCCATTATGAAATCCTCAATATAGAATCAGTTGCGCCCATTGGCGGAAAAGTAATAACCAAATTTGAAGCTGTTTTAGTAATTGTGTTACCAAAACTTAAAACACAAACCGCACGATTGCCGTTTGTTGAATTGTAAATCAGCGCCCCTGCACATGAAAGGGTCACGTTGGTAAACGTTGCGTCATCAAACGACCAATATCCTGTAGTACCCGAAGAAAGAGGGGTAATGTTTGTAAGTGCAATTCCACCGGCGGTGTAATTGGTTCCACTCGACGATACTTCCCCAGAGGATGTGTATACAGTGGTGCTAGCACTGAGATCGGCAGTTGCGACGTACAAGGCGAGTTTAAATACATCCCCCGTTGTCCTTGTAAAATTGTGCAAGGCTTGAGCAACCTCAGCTTTGAAGCTTGTGCACATTGTTTGGTAAATTGCCATACTACTTCACCGGATACCGTACTTGACCAGAACGATAAGCGTCCTGACGCTCCAGACCATCTGCCAAACGCTTTGCAAGTGCAAGAGCTTCTTTATATTGCGTGTCTATTCTGCCAAGCATGTCGGGTTCAGCTTTAATAAACGTATACCCTTCTTGCAGCGCTCCATAAAATAAAACTGAATCAAAATTGTCACCGAGCCAAGAAGTGCCAGCAGTCACAATTGATTCTGGGTAATAGTAATAGTGAAGCTCGACATTATAATTTGCATCAGGCGTTGGGCCTAACAAAAACGTCAGTTCATTAGTGATTGTGCCGCTGTTAACAGTAGGGCCAAAAATAGCGTAGTGGCGGGGGCGTCCTGTATTACCTGAACCAGTTGGTACAGGGTAAGCTTCACGAATAAAATTAACGTCTTTATTAAGCAAATAATGATACCGCCCATCAGCGTCAATAACTGCCATACTGTAGGGCGATAAAAAATCACTGGGGCACTCAAGGTATTTATTATTTGTCGTTGTCACACCCGTTACATTCTTGCGGATAGACGGAAACTGCATGGAGTTATAAATGCGCTGCTCAGCTTGTTGAACAAAAACAGCAAGCTGCTCGTCTGACGTAAACGTTGTAACCGAATCCGCAAACGTAATCGTTGGGAAGTCGTTCTCGACATATCCTCGGATCGCCTTTTTTAACTCCGTATAATTCACGCCATCGGCCCCCTAGCCATTACGCCTTTGGTTGCACAACCTGTGCCACGAATCTTGATACCAGAAGTCTTAGGCTTTGCATCCGTAGACTTTGGAGTCGGTGCAGGTTTGGGTTGGTTGAAGGGTTTAACTTGTTTCATTATCGCCCCCGTACAGCATTCTTTTGGTTAGCAATCTTGGCAAGGTTACGCCCCATCTTCAGCATGTTTGCGTTAGTTTTGCCACCCTTGGCAAGTTTGGTCAGAGGCTGACCTTTGTGCTTGGCTTTCTCGTGCTTGTGCACTGCACCAGCAATCATCTTTTTGTCCTGCGCTAAGTCTTTCTTATCCATCGTTTGCTCCTACGATACGGTGACAGAATTAACCAAACCCTGCGCTACTAAATCGTTTGGGGTAAGCGCAGCATCAAAAGATCTTGAACCACCTACAGGGTTAAAACCCCACTGAATAATTCGACTACCCATTGTAATCGTACCTAGCTCATCAATGCTAGAGTCATCATTCACAGGTTCAACTCGCAGACCATTAAGTCCAGCTTGCCTATACGAATTAGAATCTACTCGTGGGTTTCGTATAGCTTGCGGGTCATACACAGGGTACATACCAAGTTGTAGCTGCGGCTGATCTGGTTCCCAACACTCAGGGCAAACAAGAATATTGACGTTCTTGGTTTTAATGACCAACGACTTTAACTGCTTCAGCTTAAATCTAAAGTTACACCTATCGCACTGCGCGATAGCATATTTACCAGAGGCAAACTGATTGGGCATTAGAAGCTCCCAGTATTGCCTAAATACATCCGACGTGGCACAAAACGAACCGCAGCTTTTTCACGGTCTTCACCAGCGGCAAAATTCCACTGTTCTTCATAAGAAGCTTTTAATATCTGAAGCCTTTCTAACCCTTCAGGAATCTTCTGCGCGATGTAATACGCCAACCCTGCTGTAATACAGGGAAGAAACCTAAACGGCATATCAGGGGTTTGAATCCCGTCACCAGCATTCTGAATACGACGCATCCGCCAGTAGACTACTTGATAGTACGGCGAGGCTTCGGTACCTTGGTCAGGTACGGGCCAAACTGTGAATTGGGGGTAGGCGGTTGCAGATGGAGAATAACTGCTGGTGGCGGGGTACGTGGCTCCAGAGTTCCTGCTGATGTAAATCTGTATCGGTCGTGCTTGAGAAAGTTTGTTTGGGATTGTGGCGTAGGTGGAGACACTAATCCGGGTAAGTGTGAGGTCAGCTTGCGTAGAGGCATTCCCGGCTCCCGTTCTTATAACGTGCTCAAGCAAGTCAATGGTGTCGTTCGGTAAATCGTACGTCGCAGTGCCCTGTACCAAATTCTTCGTGCCCTGCTCAATCGTCCACATATTGATGCCACGATTCGCCCACTCAATCGTCAGTAGGTTCATCGAACGACGTGCAGTACGCAAGTCGTAACCAGAGCGCATCTCCCGACCAGCCCTTTCAAAAGCTTCTTCGGCTATGTCAGTAAATTCAAGATTAAAGTCGGTTGAGCCGCTAGTGGTCATCTAAATCTCGCAGTCTTTGCGGCAATTTTTGCCGGTTGTTTGACAAACTGCTTTCCTGCGCTTTTTCCAGCTCGTTTTGCCTTTGTCGTTGCAGCGTATTCTGAAGGTGTAAGAGATTTAATTGCCGCCTCCGGGAGGTATCGTTCGCCAGTTTTGCTAGACGGTTTACCACTTTTTGTCCGCCATTTCTGGTCCCCCCAAGCCTTCAAACTCTGCTGCGGCGCTTTCAATCTCGGTAGCCCCCACCTGCGGCTTTGTACTTCTTAGCTACAAGCTGTGCTTTTCTCGCGGACCATTGCCCTGCGCCTGTGCCATGAGTAGCTGCGGCTTTAACCTGAGCGACAATCTTCTTGCGAAGCCCCGGTTTGGTGTAATTACCTGCCGCATTCACCTTGCCACCTTCAGCGTACTGATCAAAATCAGTGTTATCCCGCCTAGCTTTACGCTTGGCAGTTGGCATTTTTGAGGGCGAAATCGCCCCCATCCCGCGAGAGGGCATCATCTCAGCAAGCCTTACCGCCGTAAGCCATCTTCTTCATCTTAGCCATACCACCTTTAGCCATCTTGATTTGTTTACCTTTGGTTTTACCCTTGGTAGCAACACCGTCACGGCTAGGAGCAGCAGTCTTAACAGCGCCCATTTTTGATGGGGCTACGCCACCACCCATATTCATCTTTTTCATCGTAAATTCCTTTCCTACAGATTGAGGGACACCAACTTTCTTCGCAAACTTGGGGTTATGTGCTACGGCTTGCATGAACTTCTCTTGCTTTGCGCTAACTGCTGGCATTAGACCATCTTCCCACGGGTTTTACCGCGCATTGCAATACCATCAGCACGTTTAGAAGCTGAACCTACTTTGCCACCTTTTTTATAGGGCTCTTCGCTAGGGTCGGCAGCGTCAAACCGTTCTTTAAAGCGGCGCACTTTGTCTTCCCGTTCAGGCGTTGATTTTCTTTTAGTAATAATCTCGTCTTGTGCTTTATTTTGCTTTAAGTCTCTTGCTATGCCTACAGCCCTAGCAGTAGATCCTGCTATTCCAGGGATGCCAACACCGTGACCGTACTCTTCAGCTACACCAGCAGCGCGTTCTGCAAGAGAAGGCTTTTTACCTCGCACTTCTACGCGACCACCTTCATCGTATTTCTTTTTCATCTTGCTTATCCTTTTTTAGCAAGCGCATCAATCTTTGCTTCAAGCCGTTCAAAGCCTGTATCAAAGCGTTCCATAATCTTTTCAAGATCTGCACGAACCTCTGCACGAGTGATGTGATCACGAGCGATTTCCTCCCTCGTTTTGTTGAGCAGAATCTGAATACGTTTCTGCTCGTCGGATGCGTTTTTAAGCATCAACATGACCAAGGCCACGAAAAATGATGTAACCAGATTCCAAACCAAGACGCCAGTATCCATTTAACATTTCCAAGCGCGTAGACTTTTATTGATACGACTGTTTGGGTCATTAGCAGTCTTGGCACTCGTAAGCTTCTTCTTCATGCCTTCCATCCTGGCACAGAATGACTTTTTACGAGGCCCGCCCTCTGGCTGAGGTGCTTTGAGTCCAGGCTTTCCCGGATTGGCAGCGTTGTACGATGCTCGACCCTTGGCGTTCAAACCACCTTTTGGGTTTTTACCTTCCTTGCGCTGCCAAGCTGGGGTTTTTGCCATGACATCACCCGCAGATTAGTGTAACCGCAGTGACATTCGTAACCGCCACGGTTGCAAGATCATTCGTTTTGTACGTTGTACGGATACCTTCTGCTGCCATATACAAGCTATTAACCTGCGTAGCTGAAGCTGGGGTATCAATCTCAAGCAGCAACGTTGAATCACTTGCACGAGTAACAATCACCGTACCCGCAGAAGCACTTGCCAAGTAATATAAACCTTTGATCCGGGTCATTGGTAGAGCTAGATTGCCACCATACCCAACCGTGATTGCCGCTGCGGTCGCTGCACTTACTGTGATACTTGAAACGGAAGCGAAGTAGTTAGTGCTGTAAACCGTATTGTTGTTTGGCCCAGCAACTACCTCAGTAACAACCACACCACCTACGGTTGTGCCTGTGATGGTAAAGTTTTTACCCGTTTCGTTACCCGTGCCGGTAATGGATACTTTGTAACCGTACCCATTAATCCCCGGCGTTGTAGCAGCAAGCGTAAGTGCACCAGCACCACTCGGTGTAACCGAAGTCACATAAAAGTTGGCACTCGACTTTATCTTGACTGAC